CACATAGAACAGAATATTGTGTTGTATGGGAAGACCCAGAGACACCTGATGAACCTGCAAAAGTAACGCACCCTGACCCTAATTGGATGGCTTGTGCATTGCAGGGTGGTATTTTACCTCCCGTTGAGGCATACTGGGAGTTAAAGAAGGATGAGGCAAAACCAGACTTTGTAAAGCATACAAGAGGTTATTTATTGCATAACACAAAGCCTATTGATGCAATGACAGAAGAACGAGCTATAGAGTATTTAATTATGAAAGATATTCCACAAAGAGTGTGGAGAGATTATGATAAAGCAAATAAACCAAGAATGGTTATATGTAGAAAGAATCAACTTCCTAGCACTAGAGTATGGCGAAATGCTTGGAAGATAAATGAAGAACTAACCATACAGAAAGATGAGGTGGCTTAAATGGCAACAACAAATATAGTAGATAAAGATGGTAATACTATTGCAGCATCAGATGCAACTGTGCCATCAGATAGACATTTCAGAAATGCTTGGACATTATCTGGTAAAACAATAACAGAAGATTTAGCTGAATCTAAAAAGATTTTTCAAGATAAGATTAGAGAAGTTAGAACTCCGTTATTAGCAGAAGAAGATGTGGTCTATATGAAAGCATTAGAAGCTGGAGATAGCTCTGCACAAGCAGCTAGTGTTACAAAGAAAAAAGCATTAAGAGACGCACCTGCTGCAAAAGCAATTACAGATGCAGACACTATTGCTAAGTTAAAGGCAGCTTGGGATACAAGTGTATTAGGCGATAGTCCATACGCATAGGAGTAACCAATGGCATTAACAAAAGTACAAGCAGAAGGAATAAACTTAGCAGATACGTTTGCCTTTAGTGGAACTTTAAGTGGTTTACCATCAGGTGCAGATGCGTTTTGTGCTAATGGAGGTTCTTCATCTTGGGCATCTGATGCCGCTGGTGGTATTGTTGCATTTACTAACGATTCAAGTAATGATAATTTTGATACTGGTAATCGTTTTGATACATCAACTTCTAAATATACTGCAAGAGTAGATGGTGTTTATTTATTTTGGTATGCAATATATACAGCACAAAATGATAGCGATAATGGTTTTGGTTTTTTGAAAAACTCTACAGCTGTTCACATGGACTATTTGTCAGCAAGTTATTTTACTTATCATGGTAATGATGTTACTGACCATGTAATGAATGCAACTTTGATTATTCCTCTGACAGCAAGTGATACTATGGCAGTCACTTGTAGACTTCAATCAGATTATTATAGAGGGTATTCTATGTTTGGAGGTTGCCGATTGGCATAATAAAATATGACAAATTATTTAGAATTAAAAACATGGCAAGATTCACACAGTTCTGTTTGGAAAGAAATTGTTTCTAGATTTGGTCAATCAGATTATGATGATGAAACAAAAAGAAAACAACATATGGCTACTCTTAAAGCAGAATGGGAGGCTAAAAAATATAAAAGAGAAAGAGCATTTAATTATCCATCTATAGCAGACCAATTAGATGATTTATATCACAATGGCATTGATGGTTGGAAAACAACAATCAAAGCAGTCAAAGACAAATATCCGAAAGGTTAAACAATGCCCTACATAGGTCGTTCAGAAAATTTTGGTGTAAGAAGTAGGTTCCAGTATCAAGCCACCGCTGGACAAACTAGTTTTAGTGGATCAGATGCCAACTCACTTGTACTAAGTTATAACGATACCTTGTATATGGATGTATATCAAAACGGAATATTGTTAGTGCCGGGTGATGACTACACTGCAACAACTGGCACAACTGTTGTGTTAGTCCAAGCAGCGAGTTTGAACGACATCGTAGAAATGGTTGTTTATGATACTTTTTCTGTAGCAAACTCTTATACAAAAACAGAAGCAGATACGAGGTATCCTTTCAAGGGTAACAATAGTATCATTAGATTAAACGGACAGACAATAAGTGCAGACATTACAATAGATAGTGATGAGAATGGTGTAAGTGCAGGTCCTATAACGCAGTCAGCAACAGTTACTGTTAATGGCTACTGGAGTATCGTATGACAAGTCAATTAAATGTAGATACCATTGTAGATAAAGCAGGTAGTGGTGGCACGAATGTTAAGATAGGTAATACTTCAACCTATGTATCTGATGGTGGTGCAGTAACACAGAATACTGTGCAAGGTTTAGCGAAGGTGTGGGTTAATTTTAATGGTTCTGGAACATTATCAGTTCGAGATTCACTTTCTATCTCAAGTGTTACAGATGGTGGTACAGGAAATTTTACACCTAATTTTTCTAATGCTTTTAACAATACTAATTACATTGGTTCTGGCACTCCAGCTGCAGAAAACAACCATACTCGTGGCAATAAAGGAATAGGAATTGGTATGGCAGGTGATGGCAGTATCAACAATCAAACAACAACTGCTTTGCAAATGTTTTCTAACTATGGTTCTACCTCTTCTGCCAATGGTGGAGCAGATGATTTACACGCATGCTTTCTTGTGTTTTTTGGAGACCTCGCATAATGGCTAGTGAACTTAAAGTAGATAAATTTACAGGTGTAACCACAGCAGGTTCTATACTTGTTACAGGTGAAGGCAATAGTACAACAACTAATCTGCAACAAGGGTTGGCGAAGGCTTGGGTAAACATTGATGGAAGTGGCACAGTTTCTTTTCAAGGAAGTTTTAATACTAGCTCTTTGAGTGATGATGGCACAGGTTTGTATACTTCATCTTTTAGTAATGATTTCGGAAATGTTAATTATTCTTTTACTTATTGTGGTGCAGATAGTGGTCATGAAACTACTTATCAAATGGGGTCTTCTAGTATGGCTGTTGGCTCACATCAAGTGCAATTAAAAAATGCTGCGGGAACTGTAACAAATAGAAATTACATTTGTGGAACGTTTCATGGAGACCTCGCATAATGGCTAGTATATTAAGAGTAAACACATTAACAGATGCAAGTAGTAATAATTCAGTGCCAATGGCTACAGTTGCAAGTGGTAGTGCGAAGGCTTGGTTTCATGTAGCTCTTGATGGAGCTTCTATATCAGATAGTTTCAACATTTCGTCACATGATGATGATGGTTCAGGAGATGGTGGCATACACATATCTAATGACATGGGTTCTGCTAATTATAGTGTGCAATTAAGTAGTGATGATGGTGCTACCTCTAGTGCAATACAAACAATAGAAGTTACAAAAGACACACAAGCAGCAGGTAATTTTGATTATGAAACAGCTTTTGTAAATAGCACAAATAACAGAACAAATACAGACATAACAAGATTTGGAGCAATATTTGGAGACCTCGCATGACCAAAGCAGCAGAATTAGCAAAGATGGGTGAAGTCCTAACCAATAGTCAGATTGGTGGCAGACGCAACATTGCGTATAATGGTGCAATGCAAGTGGCACAGAGGGGTACAAGTTTTACAGCTCTAGGTGGCACATCAGGTGTTTACACTATAGATAGATATAGAGTTGGATTTACTATGAATAGTGGTAGATTAACCATAACACAATCTACAGATACACCTAATGGTTTTGGAAATAGTTTAAAAGCAGATATTACAACAGCAGAATCTAGTCTTAATAGTGCTAGTGCCTCTTGCATATCTCAGTTTTTTGAGGGTCAAGACGTACAACAATTTAAAAAAGGCACTTCTGACGCAGAGCAGTATACTTTATCTTTTCATGTAAAGTCTAATGTAACTGGTACATACATCGTAGAATTATTTGACCAAGATAACACAAGACAAGTGAGTAAGTCTTATACCATAGATAGTGCTAATACATGGGAAAAAAAGACACTAACTTTTCCTGCTGATACTACAGGTGCTTTTGATGATGACAATGCACATTCATTATCTGTGCAATGGTTTCTTGCATCAGGAACGGACAGGGCAAGTGGTACATTAAATACAAGTTGGGCAAGTTCTACAAACGCTAACAGAGCAGTAGGACAAGCAAACTTATTTTCCTCAACAGACAATGAATGGTACATCACTGGAGTCCAACTAGAAGTAGGCTCACAAGCCACACCATTTGAGCATAGGTCATTTGGGGAAGAGATAACTTTGTGTCAGAGGTATTTTAGATTAAGTAATGATGGAAGTCATAGTTATCAACCTGTAGGAAATGGTATAGGTTATGCTGAAAGCACAGCAAGTGTCACTACATTTTGGACATGGGAAATAGAAATGAGAACTGCACCAACTTTAGCTGTTTTTGACGAAGGTAATAGTTTAGGTAGTGTATTTGCTAGGCAAGATAAGTCCTATTTTTGTGATGGTGTTGCTATTGGTGTGCATGGTAAAAAAGGAATTTTAATTAACTTAACAACTCCAAACGATAATGCAGGAGATACTAATTTTCAAGATGCAGTTCCTGCTGGTATTTATGCGTCTGGTAGCAATATAGCATGGTCTTTAGATGCAGAATTATAGGTTAGATATGAATATTACAAATGCAAAATATAATAAAAATGAACAGAATGAAAATGTGAGTATTAACTGTATTATTGATAATAAAAAATCTTCTGTACCACTAGACCCTGACAACAGACATTATCAAGAAATCCAAGAATGGGTAGCTGAAGGCAACAAGATAGAGGAAGCTGATTGATGTTGGGTCACGCTGCCATAGCAGAAACTGCTCTTGCTGATGTAGGTGGCGTATTACAAGTAGCAACAGCAGAGATGAGTGGTATCTCATCTGCAAGTTCTGTAGGTGTAGGAGAGCTTGTAGGTGTTGCGTCTATGAGTTCAGCTTTCAGTCAACAAACTGAAGTTAGTACAAAAGTAAGTGGTGTTATAGATCTTAGTTCTGTTTTTCTTATTACAGCAGAGGACATAAAAGTTGTTAACTTTACAGACGCAACTTTAAGTACAGCGTTTACACAAACTGCTGATGGTATTAAGATAGCATCAGGTGTTGTAACAAAAGATTTGAATTTTACAAAAACAACATCTGGAGATATACTGTATGTGGCAGTAACAACGGATGCAACAACAGAGACGTACACAGAAATTACGCCAAGTGGTACAGAAACTTGGACAGAGATAACACCGAGTGGTACAGAAACTTGGACAGAAATAATACAGTGAGGTAAAAAATGGCAAGTACATACACATCAAATACTGGCATAGAAAAAATAGGTGCTGGTGAACAAGCAGGTACTTGGGGTAATACCACCAATAACAATCTTGATATAGTAGATAGAACATTAAATGGTGTTGTAACTCTAACTATCACTGGTAATAAAACACTAACGACAAGTGATGGCACTTTATCGGAAGGACATTATAAAATTTTAGTTTTATCTGGTTCTCCTTCTGGTGCATTTGATTTAACCATAGATCCTAACGATCAACAAAAATGGTTTTTTATAAAAAACTCAACCAACCAAACAGCCACAGTAAAACAAGGCGGTGGATCAGGAACCACGGTAGCTTTAGCCACAAACACCTCTGGTATAATATTTGCTGACGGTACTGGTGCAAATGCAAATGTAGCGGCAGTTCCAACAGATTTAGTAGGAGACACAAGTCCACAACTTGGAGGTGACTTGGACACCAATGGTAACGCAATCTTATTTGGCTCTAGTAAATGGGCAATATCATTAGATACTGGTGATAATGAATTATTATTTAAGTATAATGGCACAACAGTATTTAAGTTAGGATCTAACGGTGCAGTAACATCAGCAAATAACATAACAGCGTTTGGAACAAGTTTATAATGGCAGCATTACAAGCATCTGGAGCCATATCACTTCAAGATATTGAAGAACAATACAATCCTGGAACAAACTTACCAAGTCGAGGATTGAGTGAATTCTATCTTGGTGGTTCATTGGTTCGTGCTAATGCTGGTAATAATTCCTCAACGAACATGTCGGCTGGTGTGCCTACTTCTGGAACAATTTCATTTAATGATTTTTATAGTAAAGAAAGAGCTTTTAAAAAAACGTACTCATCGACTGCCACAAATCAAAGTGCAGATAGTGTTTTTGGAGATGACTTTGAAGTAGATTATCCAAAACAAATTGTTGTAAATTCATCTCAAACAGTTGGGTCAACTAGTACATCTAATGCTGCTTTGACAATAGAAAGTAATGGTGTTGGTTCTATAACTGTTACAAACAACGGAAGTATTGAAGGTGCGGGTGGAGCAGCAGGAGCAGCAGGTGGTAACGCTCTTGAAGTTGCTGGTAGTGTTGCAGTTACACTAGTTAATAATGGTACGATCAAAGCTGGTGGTGGCGGAGGTGGTAATGGTGGTGCAGGTGGTGCAGGAAGTGCTAGTTCTACTGCAACCACTTCTAATGTCACAGACAAAACAGGTAATAAACCTAGTTTTGTTCCATATGCAGTAGACACACAGTTTGCCGACAGAGCATGGACAGGACTTGGCTCGGGTCAGTTTGGTTTAAATTCTAGTTCTAGCTCTATTTCATCTAGTATATCAGATATGGGACCTGTATGGTATACTTTTCAAGTGAATACTTCTGCCGAATATACTATATCTGCATCTATAAATGATCCTTTTCCAGAAGATGGTCAAACAGGTCATCGAGGCACACCAAAAGTTGATATAAGCACAGCAGAAAACACAGCTAGTCAAGGACAAGGTGGAGCTTTATATGGTAGTGGGTTATCATGGACTGATAAGGCACCATTAGCGGCAAGTACAACATATTATTGGTGTAATTATACAGTTGGTCCGTATGGTAGCTCAACACCGAACGGAAACTTTTTTTATAATACAATGAATTCTACATTAAATTTAGCTGTAAATATTCCAACTACTGGTGGATCTGCTGGTGCAGGTGGTGTGGGTCAAGGATATAATCAATCCGCTGGTGGAGCAGGTAGTGGTGGTTCTGGTGGCACTAACGCAGGTTCTGGTGGAGCAGGAGGAGCGGGTGGAGCATTTGGTGCCTCGGGTTCAAGTGGTAGTTCTGGAGGTAATGGTAGTGGCACTACCATTAGTTACCCTTCATCAGCACCAACAAACGGATCAAGTGGTAGTTCTGGTGGTGCATCTGGTAAATCAATACAAGGTGTGAGTAATGTAACATCAAGTGGTAGTGGGTCTTTAACTGGAGGTACAGCGTAATGCCTATGACAGCTTTAAAATTTAAACCTGGTATTGTATCTGACATTACATCTTACAGTAACGAAGGTGGCTTTGTTGATGGTGATAAAGTAAGATTTAGATTTGGATTTCCAGAAAAGTTTGGTGGTTGGGAAAAATATAGTCCTAATCAATACCTAGGCAGTGCTAGAAGACTACATAACTGGGTAGCTCTTGATAGTTCTGACTTTATGGGTATTGGAACACATCTCAAATATTACATTGAAGAAGGGCAGACGTTTAATGACATAACACCAATAAGAGTAACTACAGGTGCAGGTGACGTAACTTTTGCTGCAACAAACGGATCAACAACAATAACTGTTACCGATCCAGCACATGGTGCAAATGAAAAAGACTTTGTAACATTTTCTGGTGCGGCAACTTTGGGTGGAACTATTACTGCTACAATACTTAATGCAGAGTTTCAAATCTCATCTATTATAAGTTCTAATGCTTACACAATAACATCAAGCGTAGCAGCTAATTCATCTGATACTGGTAACGGTGGATCTAGCGTTGTAGGTGCATACCAGTTAAATGTTGGATTAGACGTAACAGTTGGCGGAACTGGTTGGGGTGCAGGTCAATGGAGTGGTACAACATCTGGTGCTTTGGCAACACAATTAGCAGAAGCCTTGGACGCAAGTGAGACTGCAATAGATGTGGACAGTGCAACAGGAATCACGGCTGGTGATTTGATATTAATAGAAGAAGAATTGATTACAGTTGGCACAATAAGTTCCAATACTTTAGGCACTGGTGGAGGTCCATCAACCAGAGGTGCAAGTGGTACAGATGCCGCAACACATGCAGACAATACTCTTGTAAGATTAGCAACTGGTAATGCAGATTCTGCCAATGACTTTGTTGGATGGGGTAATGCAGCAAGTGTCACGACCCCTGGAGCACAAATTAGATTATGGTCACATGATAATTTTGGAGAAGATTTAATTCTCAACGCAAGAGATGGTGGATTGTTTTACTGGGACAAAACAAATGGTTTAGGCAACAGAGCCGTAGAACTTAGTGCTACAAGCACATATTCTGGAGAAACAAGTGTGCCTACTATTGCTAAACAAGTTCTTGTATCAGACCAAGACAGACATGTTATTGTGTTTGGTTGTGATGGATTAGGTGCAAACTCGTCTGCTACACAAGGGAATGGGGTACAAGATCCATTGTTGATACGTTTCTCCTCACAAGAAAACCCAGTAGATTTCTTTCCGACTGCTACAAATACAGCAGGTGATTTAAGGTTAGGTGGTGGATCTACCTTTGTACAAGCTGTTGAAACAAAACAACAGATACTCGTCTTCACTAATAAAACACTACATGCTATGAAGTTTATAGGTCCACCATTTACGTTTGGTTTGCAAGAACTGTCAAAGAATATAACTATTATGAGTCCTTTCTCTGCTGTTGCCGTTGAAGATGCAGTGTTCTGGATGGGTGTTGATACGTTTTATGTTTACTCTGGTGGTCAAACAATACAACTACCGTGCACAGTAAAAGATAAGGTATTTCTAGATTTTAATTTTGCAGAGCGTGATAAAGTTCATGTGGGTGTTAATTCAGAGTTTAGTGAGTTATTATGGTTTTATCCGTCTTCTGCTGGTACGCAGATAGATAAGTATGCTGCTTACAATTATTTAGAAAAAGTTTGGTATTATGGAACACTAGCAAGAGACGCATGGATTGATAGAGGTATAAGAAACTTACCACAAGCTACTGGCAATCAGTATCTTTATAACCATGAGGTAGGTTTTGATGATGATGGATCTGCTATGACATCGTTTATAGAATCATCTGCCATTGATATAGGAGATGGTGATAAGTTCTTGTTTTTAAAACAAGTTATACCAGACATTACATTCAATGGATCAACAAGTCTTAATCCAGATGTTGCGTTTACAATGAAATCAAGGAACAATCCTGGTGCTAATTTTAACGAGACAACTCAAGCTACCACACAAAGAACTGCAACCAGTCCAGTAGAACAATTTACAGAAAAGTTAAATTATCGTTTACGAGGTAGATCTTTTGCTTTAAGAATTGATTCCACATCACTGGGAACAAAATATAAATTAGGTACACCTAGAGTAGATATAAGAGAGGATGGTAGACGCTAATGCTTATAACCAGTATTCCTCAATATATTCAAGGTGTAACAAACGCAAAAGTAGATTTAACCACAACGGATCTTACAACTTTGTTTACAGTTCCTAGTGATGCCGACTTCAACGCAGCCATTGTAAGTTCTATATTAGTTTGTGATGATAGTAACAACGGAGATAGTATAACAGTAACTCTAGTTGATACTTCAAGTAATATATTTGTTTTGTTTGACAGCAAAGCTGTGTCTGGTCATGCAACTATAGAACTACTTACAAGAGATCTAATATTACAGAGTGGAGAAGTATTAAAAGTGCAGGCCGCAACTGCAAATAGATTGCATGTTGTAGCTAGTATTCAAGAATTATCGAAGACAAGAGTGACAACAAGTGCGTTATCTAGAATATAACATTGAACAAAACTGTAATTATTGATAGAGTATTGAATCATGGGAATATTTAAAAGTTTTACAAAGATTCTTAAAAAAGCAGCGCCAATCATAGGTGGTAGCATCGGTTTTGCCATAGGAGGTCCATTAGGTTCTGCTGCCATAGGTTCTGCTTTGGGTGCAGGCATAGGGTCACTTGCTGCAGGTGCCGATACAGATGACGCATTGAAAGCTGCACTTCTTGGTGGTATCGGTGGATATGCTGCAAGTGGAGGTAAGTTATTCACGGCTGCCGCACCAAGTGCCACGGCTGCTGGAACACAAGCAGTTTCTGATTCTGTTGTAGCTAGTGGAATAGACAGTGCTGCTCCAGGTTTAACTAGTTCTTCGATTCCTAAGTTTGCTCCAACACCAGAGCCTTCATTTTTTCAAAAAGCAGTAGATTTTGCTAAAACTCCTACTGGCATGGCAACCATTGGTGGTATTGGAAGTTTAGCTGCACTTAGTGAAGAACCAAAACAAGAAGAATTCAAACAAAGACCAGACCCAGTTGGTAAGTCTAGATTAGGTCTTGGCTTTATAGGAGATAAGAGTTACAATCTAGATGACGAAGATGAAAGAAAAGAATACTTCAAAGATCTAGCAGATAGACAAGGTATTATGACTGCTGCAGGTGGTGGTGAAGTAAACGGGCCTGGGACAGGCACAAGTGATTCTGTACCAGCAAGGCTATCAGATGGTGAATTTGTACTGACTGCAAAAGCAGTTAGAGGTGCAGGTGGTGGAGACAGAGACATCGGAGCTGCAAGAATGTATGAGATGATGTCAGAACTAGAGAGGGTCGCATAATGGCTACAGCAACACAAGAACAGATAGTAAGATTAGCACCGTTCCAAGAGCAATTTTTAGCAGATATATTTAAGAGTGCAGAAAATCTAACACAAGAAGGCTCATCTATGCCTTTTTCTGCTCAACAGTTAGCAGAACTCTCACAAGGGCAAAGAGACGCAATATCAAGAGCTACCGCAGGCGTAGGTTCTTTTGAGCCTTTTCTTCAAAGAGGAGCAGAGGCGATTGGTCAAGGCATTGGACAATTAGGAACTGCACAACAAAGAGTTGCTGCAGCTGGTTTTTCTCCTACTGATTTTAGACAGTTTATGGATCCATTCACAGAAGACGTTATAGCTACGACACAAGCAGACATAGCAAGACAAGGTGCTATGCAACAGAATCAATTAGCAGCAGGTGCCGTGGGCGCTGGTGCATTTGGTGGATCAAGACAAGGTATTGCACAAGGTGAGATTGCAAGAAATGTCATGGATCAACAAGCAAGAACTGGTGCACAGTTAAGATCACAAGGTTTTGCACAAGCACAGAACTTAGCTCAACAAGCTGCACAACAACAGTTAAGACAAGCACAACTCACTGGTCAGTTGGGTCAAACTGTCGCGGGTCTTGGTACACAAACCGCGGCTCTTGGTCAGTTAGGACAACAGATGGGTGTACAAGATGTAAACACATTACTTGGTATAGGTGGTCTGCAACAAGGTCAGGCACAAAAAGAGTTTGATGTTGCAAGAGCTAATCAGTTAGCTCAACAAGCACTGCCGTTCCAGAGAATAGGATTCTTATCTGATATATTCAGAGGTGTTCCAGCGTTGCAACAAACTGTATCAAGAACAACAACTCCTCCACCAAGCAGAGGATCACAACTTCTTGGATTAGGAATCGCGGGTCTTGGAGCAGTAGGACAAGCTGGTGGTTTCAATAAGTTTTTTGGAAGTGCATAATGACAAACGTATTCAATAGACCCATGTTTAACAATCCTAATAATGTTAGGAGGATGAATACTGGTGGCATAATGGCTTCTAGTCCAGAATTAATAAACGCAGTCAAAGGCTATAATATTGGTGGTATTAACGCTATACCTGTGTTAAATCAAGTCATTCCCACAACAATACAAGGGAGTAGAATACAACCCGTGCCTTTTACCGCTATGAATACTTTAGGTTCAAGAATTGATGACAATATTGGTGTGGAAATAAAAGATGAAACACCTTTAGAAGTTTTAAAAAGAGAACAAGAAGAAAAAAATAAAACAGTAGATACTTCTTTAGAAACCAAACCAAAGCTAACACAAACCACTACAGATGATAATGATCCAAATAAGTTTGGTGTTAAGAAATTAAAACCAATATTAGCTAATTTTAAAAAAGAAAAAGAGAATATAACTACACCAGACAAAAAAGAAACTGATTCTTCTCTTTTTGACACTAGCAAAGACATGGAACTAACCAACCAAATGATGGCTAGAAACAGAAGAGCTTTGACAGACATGGCTAGTTTAGATGACAAACAATTATTAGGAACGACTGCCAATCAGACACAAAAAGATTTAATAGCCGAGTTAGAAAAAGAAGGTAGAGAAGTAACTCTTGCAGATGTTAGAGATAAAGCCATATCAATACTAGGTTTTGATCCAGAAAAAATAGAAGAAAACTTTGATGAAGACAGACGTTCTGCTTTATTTTTAAGAGTTATGCAGGCAGGTCTTGCTGTTGCTTCTGGAGAAAGTGATAATGCTCTTACAAATATAGCTAAAGGATTAAATGTAGGTTTATCTGGATATGGTGATGATATTAAATTTTTAAGTAAAGAGATGAAAGCAGATAGAAGAGAAGCTGCAAATACAATGTATAAGCTATTAGGTGATGCAAAATCAGAACAAATAGCAAAAGAAACTTTAGCATTGAAGAAGAAAATGAATATAAATCAAATACTTCAAACTAAGGTTGGTGAAGAAAAAGACATGCTTGTCAAACAAGTAGAACTTCAAAATGCAAATGATACTTTAAAATTAAACTTTATAAAGAGTATGAGAGATTTAGATTTCAAAGAAAAGAAATTTGAAGTTGAACAAGAACAATTTGATGAATCTAAAAATTTAACTATGAGAAAATTAGCTAGTGATGAACTTCGTCAACTTTATGAGGCGGGACTCGTTACACTAACAGATCCAAACAAAGGATTGATTCCAGGTAATTTTACTGTATCTCCAGAGGGTCAAAAAATACTTGAAGGCGTTTTTAAAGATGAGTTTGGTGGTGGAAAGAAATTAGCAAAAGAAAGAATTAGTGTAGAGCAAAAAATACTCTCAGAAGAAGGTAAGGTCAAAGGTATTGTCATGGGAGAAGGATTTGATAAAAAATCTTTTGGAATCAAAGCCAATGATTTTGTAGACAAGTATAACGACTTAGATAGTGATGATGACATGACAGGTATTACTTTAGATTATTTAGATTTAGCTCAAGAAGTTGGAGGTAAAATAAATCTATCCGAAGTTCCGTTAAGAATAAAAGAAGAATTATTAAGACCGCCTTCACCAGCAGAAATAAATAGAGCAGAAAAAAATAACTCAATAGCAGTAACTTTGTTACAAAGATACGGAAATAGATTTAACGAAAACGATGATGCTTTCAAAAAAGAGTACGGTTTAAAATAAGGTAAACAAATGCCAAAATACATTGTTGACGGAGATCCTTATTTTTTCAAAGATAATTTAACTCAAGAAGAAGCAGAAGAAAGAGTTTCTAAAAGAAAATCTGGTGTTATTACCAATAAAGAAGGTCAAGCAGCAGGAACATATAAAGATCCAAAGTATGAAGGTTTTTTTACAGAAGCTGGTGAAGGTGTAGTTTCTGGTGCTATTGGTATCGTACAAGGTTTAGCAGAAACTGTGTCTTTAATACCAGACTTAACTCTTGGTACTAGTTTTGGTAAATCAGTAACTAATTTTGCAAATGAATTAAGAGACAAAGGTGGTATAGATCCAGCTGGTGTGGTTGGTAAAGTTACAGAAGCCGTTGTTCAATTTGGTGTGCCTGGTATTACAGCTGCCAATATTGTTAGTAAAGCAGGACGAGTTGCAAGAATTGCTAAAGGAACACCAAAAATAGGTGTAAAAAGAATCAAAGGAACAGATTTAAAACCACGAGAGTTAGGGCAAGATGCTTTAGTTAAAGGGAGACCTCAAGCCTTAACTAAAAGTCAAAGATTTGGATTAGCTGCAAAACAAGTAGCTGCGGCTGGTTTGGCAGATGCAGTGGTTTCTACAGATGGCACACAAACCATCGCAGATTTTTTTGATAATGATTACATAGGAACAGATAAAAGAGTTGGTTTAGAAGGAAGAGAAGAAGCGGCTCGAAGATTATTTAATAAAATAAAAGTTGGTTTCGAAGGTGGAGTAGCAACAGCTGTTATTCCAAAAGTTGTAGGCACAACTTTAACAGGTGTATCAAAAGTAGCTTCTAAAACTATTCCAGGTGTTGATAAAAGTGCAGCAGAAATATTAGCATACGCACCAAAGAAAGCTATTGATACAACAAAAAGATTAATATTAGAACAAGAAGAAAGAATAATTAAAGGAACAGCTAAGACTCTAGACAATGCTGTTGGTCAGGCTCTTTCTATGTTAAGATACAGACAGTTTTTAGATGCAGAAACAGCCAATATTCGATCTTTAATAAATCCAGCAACAGAAGCTAATATAAAAAAAGGTCGTGCTAAACTTAAAGAAATAGACAGAAAAATAAAAGAAGTATTAAAAAGACCAGAATTTAAAGGTGCTCCAGAACAACATAAAAAGAAATTTATTGATAATTTTATGGATGTTCTTGAAGGTAAAAAATACAGAGAAATATCAAGTCCGTTTCCAAAGGACTTGTTTGATGTTTATAAAGAAGCAAAAGATGTAATTGATGATTTATCTAGACAAGTCAAGAATCTAGGTATTGTAGAGGAGCTACCGACAGTCGCGGGTAAAAAGGGTGAATTAACACAACGAAAATTTAAATATTTTGTAGAAAAAAATATTAGCGAAGGTGGATATTTAACAAGACAGTATAATATTTTTAACGATAAAAATTTTAACCTAACGGATCAACAGATAACTAATATTGCTACAAAAATAGTGGGCAATAGAGGAGTTGATTTTAAACATGTTCAAGACAAATTGAGTCAAACACAATATAGTTTTGATGATGCAACAAGAGCAAGATTTGCGTCTGGTGAAGAAACAATTTCTGAGGACGCGGCAAAAAAATACATAGAGCTTGTTTCTAAAGAAGCAAAACAAAGAAACAACACAGGTTTAGGTGATGTTGCAAGTAGTAGACTTGCAAAAGTTAGAATTAATACATCTTTAATTAATAAAAGAAAAGTTGATAATGAAATATTAAAAGAAATATACGGAGAAGTTAGAAATCCAAGAGAATCTTTTATTACAACTATTTCTGAAATATCTAATTTAATTGGGTCTGATAAATTTTATTCACAATTAAGAGAAGTGGCTGATAGGAACATAGCAGAATCTGCGGCAAAAGGTGTAAATCCTATATTTCTTAGAACACAAGATATATTAGAAAAAGAGGCTATAAGAAGAGGTCTTGATAGTGCAGATGATTTAACTGAAACGCAAGTAAAAGATATATTAAACACACAACTCGGAGACTATAAAGTTTTAGGTCGTCATGGAGCAGATGGTAATTTTATAGGAGGTGCAACAGCTTCTCAAAGTGTGTATGGAAGAATGTTTGGTTATGCAGTCCCCAAAGCCATGTGGAAATCATTGACTTCTAGAATTTATGGGGATGACGATAACTTTGGTATGTTACTTAGATATATTTATGCTCCTTTATTAAAAGCAAAAGGTATAACACAATATACAAAAACTATTTTATCTCCCATAACACAAGTTAGAAATGTAACATCTGCTTTTGGTTTCGCTTTGGCTAACGGAAACATAGGAAAAGACAGTAGTCTTGGAACATCTGTCAGTTTAGTTTTAAGAGATATTGTAGGAAAAGGAGATGAATATACTATAAATTATTTACAAGAACTACAAAGAAGAGGTGTTATTGGTAGTTCGGCTCAACTGCGAGAAATACAAGACAACTTAAGAAAGGGTCTTGGTTTTAAAAGAGCCGAGTTTGAAGAAATAGAAAGACAAGCAGCAGGTCGAGGCGATCTAACAACTAGTATGGATCTATTAAAAAAAGATAGTCGTGGCATGAGATTTTTTAAAGATGTAGTCAAAGCTCCTTTTGAGTTTGCAGAGGACTTATACAAGGGTGGTGATGATATTTGGAAAATATATGGCTATGAGTTTGAATTAGCAAAACTAAGAAATGCTAGAATAAAATCACTAAATAGATCCAGAAATTTAAATCAAGAGTTAAAATATAAAGAAAATTTTTACGCACACATTAACGCAAAAGGCAATACAAGTATTGATGAGTCTATGAAACAACATGCAGCAGATGTGGTACGAAACACTGTCCCTAACTATGAATTAGTACCAGAGTTTATAACTGGTTTACGAGGATTACCTCTCGGTAACTTTATAGCGTTTCCAGCAGAGATTTTAAGAACTGGATTTAATGTACTAGACACTGCATTAAGAGAGCTCTCTTCTAATGATGCAGCCATACGAGAGATAGGTATGCGTAGATTGATGGGAGCAACAGTTACATTTGGAACAGTTGGGCCTGGTCTTGCTAGTTTTGCACAATATATGACAGGTACATCAGAAGATCAAATGGATGCAGCAAGACGATTAGGTCCATATTGGCAAAGAAACTCTCAGTTAATACCAGTTGGTAGAGACGAAAAAGGTAACTTAGAATATATAGATTTTAGTAGAACAACTCCATACGATACTCTATCCAGACCTTTTAGAACAGTTTTGAATGAGTTAGACACTACTGGTAAACTTAGTGGAGACGGTTATGACAAGGTATCAAATGCAGTCTTAGAAAGTTTGTATGAGTTTTTTCAACCTTTTGCAGATCCATCGATTGCTTTTGAAGCGTTAGCAGATGTGGCTCCCAAAGCTCTCTTTGGTCGTCAAGGTGAAACTGCTCAAGGTGCTATAATATATAGAGATCTTGATCCAGTTGGTAAAAAATCTGAAAAAATTATATTACACATGCTACGAGCATTACAGCCTGGCATAGTACCAGTTGATATACCTATAGGATCAGAGCTTGATCCAGATGCAGCTAAGTCCCCTAAACTTTCTCGTTTTGCAAGAGGTGTATTGTTTCCAGATGAAAAAGATCCTTTAACTGGTAAAAGTTTTACAACATCTGGAGAGCTGTTCAGAGCTTTTACTGGTCTTCAATCAGAAGTAATAGACATGGACAAGCAGTTAAAATTTAAATCTGTTGAGTTTAAAGAAAATAGATCTCAAGCAGCTTCCATATTTAATGATATAAAAAGAGTTCAAGAACCTACTTTCGATCAGTTCGTATCACAGTGGGTCAAAGCAGATAATGCACGATTAAAAACTTTTAGACAGTTTAAGTTAATGATAGATGATTTAATAACACTGGGCATGGATCCAAAAGAGATTAAAACAAAACTTAGAAAAGAGCATAAAGTAGGAGAGAAAGAAATAAGATCTTTGTTTAAGGATAGGTATGAGCCTTTTCAACCAAGTGAAGATACAATAAAATTTTTCAGAAGAAAAAAGGTTGAGTATCCTAGAAGATTAATTAAGGACTTACAGTTGCAAAGAGAAGATATACCGTTGTCTGAATTTAGAGAGCCAGATCTAATAACTTTTGATAGTGATGATGTTAGTTCTTTAATACCACCTGGTGAGGATTCTGTTGCTACCACATCACCACCTGTAAATATTACAACAGAACTTCCAGAACCACGACCCACGAATATTCAGACAAGTGAAGTATCACCTTCTGATCCATTGTTTGGACCTGCTGCAACAAGACAGATGGCTTCTTTTCTTGGAGACAACCCAGAAGATATTTTAAAGAATTTGCAGATAGCTAGGAGAACTGGATGAGTAGATTATCCCCACATTTTACAATAACGGAGTTTGTTAAGTCACAAACGGCAGAAAGAAAAGGCATTGAAAATATGCCTGGAGATAAACATGTAGTTGCTATGATGGCATTGTGTGAAAATGTCCTTGAGCCTGTCCGTGAACATTTTGGTAAACCAATCATGATTAACTCTGGATATCGCAGCGCAGCGTTATGTCGAGCCATAGGATCAAAATCCACCAGTCAACACTGCAAAGGTCAGGCCGCTGATATAGAAATACCAGGCGTTGCTAATGCAGAACTAGCACAGTACATAGCAAACGAAATAAATTTCGATCAGTTAATATTAGAGTGTTATGAAAGAGCCAAAGGTCCAAGCTCTGGTTGGGTGCATGTGTCATACGTTGGTGATGCAAACAGAAAAGAAGTTCTTACATACGATAGAGTGAATGGTTACAGATTGGGGTTAATTTATACATAGATGTCTACATTAGTTGTTAATTTACCCTCGGTTGATGTTTGGGTTAGAAAAGAATATTTAAGAGATGGAGAAGACGGACATGGAGAGTTTGTAAAAGGTGTCTGGGTTACAGCAAAATCTATTCCAGGTAGAGCTTTTTATTTTGAAACTTATCTGCCTGACTACGGTGCTCTTTACGATAAACTACCTATTAGTGCTTTTACTTCTGAACCACAGACCCCAACTCCAGATATGGACCTTTATAATCTCCAGTTTTGGAATTGCATGGACTATGGGGTGGTGGCTGTTAGCAAACAATTTATAGGATCCATGGACTTTGAAGTATATACAAGAGACCACGGCATCCTAAAAGGATCTTATGTATGCACTCTTGATAACTATCATGAGAATGTAAACGCAGTAGATTTTTCTACCAGCGAAAAACCAGCAGAACATAAATCAAATAACATAATAGAATTAGAGAACGGACAATTCTGTTTGTATCCAAACAATAGAATGAGAGTGTATGACAATTCACTCACACCAGACAAACCACTGCAACCAGATTTCAAAGTTAGCACAGAGATATATCAAGTTGAGAATGGACAGAAGTTTAGACTCGGAG